GTTTGCATAGTTTGTCCTCTCCGATGGAAAGATTGACCTTGTGCCTGATACTGGACATTTGTGTTCCATTGATAACCACTTGGTTTGTGTGGCTAAGGGATGTCAAAGTCTCAATGTGCACCAACAAGTCAGCTTGACGAGCGACAGCGGCACGCCATTCGGTAGGCATGTAGCTGTCGATATGCTTCAAGCTGGGCCCCACGAGTCGAACGAAGTCATGCGTGAGGTTGAAGTTGGCGACTGGCAGCATTCGGATGCTGCCCTCAGGTGGGGTGACGGGTCCGACCGGCATCGCGGCCTCTTCACACACAAATTTGATTATGCTGAAGGGCCCGATAGTGCGTCCATGGTTGATGGCCAATCCTTCGCAATGACGGTGGGCCAAAGGCCAGTCAAAACTAGGATGGGCACCATAAGCATGGTGGTCGGGTGTGGAGTCGGGTCGGAAATTGACGTGGTTGGTTCGACTGTCCCGTGTCCACCAACCTTCAGAGGCGCAGCCCGAAGGCACGGGGTCAACACCCGCTTCGCCCAGCATCATTCTGCCGATCCATGTGAAGCTCCGATCAACGCTCAGTTTCGCCCAAGCTTTGATCTGAGTAGGGTCCAAGCCTCGCTCCCATGACTCACCCGCCTGGTAAATGTCGATGGTAAAAACGAGGTCAAACTCACCCACCAGCTCACTGATGTGTTTTGCGTCTGCTGGCATGCGCCGTGCGGCGTCGCCTGCAAACGTGTGTTCGTAACACACCGTCACTTCCACTTGCATCACGTTTCCATCCTGGGCCCATTTGTGGGTTTTGGCCAGTTCGTTAAAACGCAATGCAAAGTCGATGTCATGCTGGGAGCCATAGGGGCACAAGATACGCAGGTAGTTGCCTTTCTTGTGCCTGGCGGCTTCACTGATTGCATAGATGCGACACTGAGCTCTCGCCCAAGCCGCATAGGCATGGCTGTGTTTGGCGGTGTTGATCAGGCGCAGTGATGGAGGTTGTACACCCCCATACTGCTCCTTCACGATCGCCTCACACACATCAGTGTTAGCAATTGACATTGTGACTGTCGAGCTAGCGAGTAGCTGCGCCATGGTTTGCGCAACCTTCACTTTAGGTTTCTCTTTCTTCTTCTTCTCTTTACTGGCCACGACCGGAGCCGTGGCTTGCGCCTGAGGGGGCGCGGCAGCCGCTTGGGCGGCTGCGGGTTCCGGGCTGGCACCGGCCGCTGCATCTTGTGTGGCGGGTTTTGAAGACTTAGGGTCCGGTGTTTTCTGGGCCTTTCGCCCCCCCTTGACTCTACCAGGAGGGGGTTGCGTCTTCGATTTTTGACCTTTGACGGTCGAGCGCGGTTCTTTGCTTAGAACTGTAGTCATATGGCTGACAAGG